AACCCGGCGCTTTGCCGGTGTCTGGCCAGGAAGCTGTTGAGATCGTCAATACGACGAATGTAACCACAGCGGCGTCGTTTCGTATGTTACTCACCGATGTAGTTGGCAAAATGCCAAGCGTATTGCCGGTTGCAACGCCACAGGCGAACGACATGTTCGCTTTTACGCAGGTATCGTCTGGCTTGCCGAGAGCCGGTCAGATCGCAGGGTTAAGCTTGGCGGCTGGCAACGTGGCTACTGGTGGTGTAGCTGGACAGTTCTACATTAAAAACACATCGACAAATTATGATGCGTCTTGGACCAGCGCACTTGGGACTGTGACAGCGGTATCATTCGTAGCGCCAATACTCATTGGCGGTACGACGTCATTTGCGGCTTTAAGTTTAGAAAGCACCAGTGGCACCGGATCAGGCGACTACATTAATTTCCTCACTGGTTCACAGACCGAACGGATGCGAGTTGACAGTAATGGCAATATTACTATCGGCACTGGCGCGATAGCGAGTGCTGCTGTCAATGGCTTTCTCTATTTAGAAACGACTAATGGTACGCCAACTGGCACACCGACATCGTATGCCGGTCGTGCTCCATTCGTGTTCGATACGGTTAATAATTTTCTTTGGTTCTATAATGGTGCTTGGAAGCATGTGGCGTTGGCATAAAGATCATGTCATACAATTACACGCAATACATAACGAACTTGGCCAACGAATTGATGGTATCGACCACTGATGTGGGCTTCAGTAATTACCTTCCTATTATCATTGATGAGGCAGAGCAGCGGATCTACCGTGAAGTAAATTTGCTTTCGACTACGGTGCGCGACAGCTCGCAGAATCTGACCGCCAATAGTCGCACATTCAACTTGCCGTCATCATTGGGTCGGTTTGTCACCGTGCTGGGTGTCAACGTCATTACGCCGGTCGGTGCCACGCCGACCACCGGTACTCGTAATACATTGCAGCCGGTGTGGCGTTCACGCATGGATTTCGCCTACACGATCGAAATGCCGACCGGCGCGTCGGTGCCGCAACGCTACGCTATGGTCAGTGATCAGCAGATCATCGTCGGGCCGCCGCCGGATCAAGCCTACAATGTCGAGATAGTCGGTGTTATTCGACCGCCAGCTTTGTCGGTGTCGAACACCACAACCTATCTGACGCAGTTTCTGCCGGATTTGTTCTTTGAAGCCTCGATGGTTTCAGGCGCTGGTTATCTACAGAACTTCGGTGCCCAATCCGATAACCCGCAAATGGCGCAGAGCTGGGAAAGTCAGTATCAATTGCACTTGCAGTCCGCAGTCGCGGAGGAAATGCGAAAGAGATACAACCGGGCAGCACCATGAACTATGCCGACTTTATATTCAGGCTGTCAGAGGGCCTTGGAACCGTTCAGAGCGATGCCGATCTGGTTACATTAGTGCCGGCGACGATTGATGCCGCCGAACAGCGGCTATATCGCGAATTGGACCCGCTAAATACGGTAACGACCGACGCATCCGCACACTTCAATATCAATACCCGAACTTTTAATTTGCCGTCTGCTAATGGCACTTTTTCTGTTATCGATAATATTTACGCCATTACGCCTGCCAGTCAAACCACGCCTGATGTTGGAACGCGCAACCCGTTAGTTCCGGTATCGCGCGCTTATCTCGATGCAATTTATCCATCATCGGCTGGTTCGACGGTGCCCGCCTATTTCGCTATGGTTACGCAGACCTCGATCATCGTCGGTCCATGGCCCGACCAGAGCTACCAGGCAGAGATCGTCGGTACGATAAGGCCGCCGCCACTCGGCTCGACCAACGTCACAACGATATTGTCGGTCTATTTCCCCGATCTGTTCCTTGCCGCCGCCATGTCGTTTGCGTGTAATTGGCAATATCAGACCAGCACTGCATCGCCGCTTGATCAGCAGCGGGCGGTCACTTGGGAAAATTATTATCAGCAATTAAAGAATAGCGCACAGACCGAAGAGGCACGCAAGAAGTTCACTTCGGACGCCTGGTCGAGCAAACAGCCGACAACGCAAGTGGCAAGGGTATAACCAATGCCTGATCCAATTACCAACAATGCAAACTTGATCTTGCCGACCGTCGCCAGCGATAGCGGCACTTGGGGAGGCTTCCTCAATGCCAACTGGACGACTGTCGATCAGTTGTTCGGGCAGAACTTCTCGACCACCATCAATGCGGCCGATGTTACATTGACCACGACGCAATTTTCGTTCGGCGCTTTTATTGCGACTGGCGTGCTAACCGGCAACCGCAACCTGATCGTTCCGATCTCGACCAATGCCGCGACAATAGCTTGCGGCGGCAAGTTCGTCGTCTCCAATACTTGTACCGGCGCCTTTAACTTGACGGTCAAGACCGCCACGACCGGCACGGGTGTTGTGGTGCCGCAGGGCTTCACTGCCGATCTGTTCTCGGACGGCAACAACGTTAAATATACGATGAACGGTCTGCCGGGTTACGCGGCGGCGACGGCCGGCAACCCAAATGGCGTATTGGCTGGTACGCAGGGCTCGATCAATACCAATGCCTCCATCGCCTACGATTATACCAACAACAATTTCTATCTCTGCACCACGACCGGCACTGCGGCGTCGGCAGTGTGGACGCTGCCGAAGGTGGCGGCGCCGACATCAATTACCTATGCGGTTCTTCTGACTGGACTACAAACCCCGGACATCCAGGTCTTCACGTCTGGTACGAGTTTGACGTACACGACGGTAACCAAAGGCGGCAGTTTGCCGCTTTATCTGCGTATTCGCATGGTCGGCGGCGGCGGCGGCGGCGGTGCAACGACAACAAACGCAGGCAGCAATGGCGGCGATACTTCTTTCGGGTCTTGGACCGCGATCCATGGCAACGGAGGTGCACATGCAGGCGGTACTCCAGGTGCTGGCGGCACTGGCGGCTCTAACGGCACCGGAACGCAGATCTCGCGCATTGCTGGCCAGTCCGGCCAATGTGGATGGAACGCCCAGAGCAATAGTGCACCCGGTGCTCCCGGCGGTGATAGTGCGCTTTTTGGTGGAGGCGGCGCTAGCGGCACACAAAACAGCACTGGCGGTGCAGCAACGGCAAATACAGGCGGCGGTGGTCAAGGCGGCGGCGCCAGCAGCAACAATATAGGATCAGGTGGCGGTGCTGGCGAATATGCCGAGTTTATCATTACATCGCCGGCCGCCTCCTACACCTACAGCGTAGGTGGTGGCGGCAGTGGTGGTTCTGCTGGCGGCAATGCTGGTGGCAATGGCGCTGCTGGTCGTATCGAAGTCATTGGCTATTGGCAGTAAGCCATGCCGGAAGCTTCCATCCAACTTGTCCCTGGCGTCAATACGGAGAGGACGCCGACGCTGAACCAAGCCGGCGTCAGTGTCTCGCAATTGATCCGTTACAAGGACGGCTTGATCCAGAAATACGGCGGCTGGTCGTTGTACTATGGTGCTGCAGTTACGCCAGTGCCGCGTGATCTACACGGCTGGCTCGATCTCTCCAACGTCTCGCACCTATCGGTCGCTTCGACCAATGCGCTGACCGTGATCACAGGTGCATCAGCCAATGTCATCACACCGCAAACACTAACATCGGACTTCTCGCCCAACTTCACAACCGTCATCAATACAACGACGGTTACAGTTACTGACTCCAATATCACCAATGTCACGACATTCGACAGTGTTTACTTCAATACGCCGATTATCATCGGCGGCATCATCTTGTCTGGTGGTCCGTTCCCGATCACATCAGTTGGCGTCCCTGGCGTACATTCCTACACAATTACGGCGCCAAACGCAGCAACCTCGTCGGTATCCAATGCCGGTGCAGTGCCGCTATTTACGACGAGCAGCTCCAGCGCCGTTGTGCAAGTCACTGTGACTGGACATGGTCTGGTAGCCGGCCAGCAGGTGATGTTCACTGTGTCAACGACCGGCAATGGTGTGACCATCTTCGGGAACTACACGGTTACATCGATCGTCGATGCGAATAATTTCAACATTGTAGTGCCCAACCAAGCGAATGCCAGCTCATCGTTCTCGATGAATGGCGGCAATGCCGAGATCGTTTACTACATCAATTTGGGACCGCCGGCCGCCGGCAATGGCTATGGCGTCGGTCTTTACGGCTCCGGTCTTTACGGCTTTGGTACTTCCGGCGGAACATCACAAGTCGGAACGCCGATTACCGCGACAGACTGGACGCAGGATAACTGGGGTAAGATCTTAATTTCTTGTCCGCAGAATGGCGGTATTTATCAGTACGATCCGAACGGCGGCTACTCCAATGCTGGTCTGATCGGAACGGCCCCGCCGTATAATGGCGGCATCTTCATCTCCATGCAGTATCAGATCCTGGTGGCCTGGGCCTCGACGGCCGTCGAGCCGATCGGCTCGGTACAAGATCCAATGCTGGTGCGCTGGTCTACGCTTGGTGACTATACGGTATGGACACCGCTTGTGACTAACCAAGCAGGATCATTCCGCATTCCGAATGGATCAAAGATCGTCGCCGGTATGGCAGCGATCAACCAGAACCTGATCTGGACCGATGTCGATGTATGGGGGATGAACTATCTGGGACCACCGTTCGTCTATGGCTTTAATAAGATCGGAGCCGGTGCCGGTGCAGTGTCATCGCATGCAGTGCAGGCATTCAGAGGCAATGTTTATTGGATGGGCAATGCTAATTTCTTTGTCTACAACCAAAGCGGTGTCAGTGTTTTGCCATGCCCGGTATGGGACTTTGTCTTCCAAAATATGAACACGGCGCATATCGCCAATGTGCGGGCGATGCCGAACACGCCGTTCAATGAAGTGGGTTGGCTATTCCCCTCGACGGCATCGGTGTCCGGAGAGTGTGA